ATGCCGTCATATCCTCCGTCTGATGTTGCGGTCTGCTGTGCTCCGAGATCTGCAAGAATTGCAAGCTCTCCAAACGTATGCCACGTTGCTGGATCGTTCACAATTGCTTTGTGAATCTCTGATTCCATGACATCTTCGTACACCTCGACTGGCGTTGTGTCTTTTTCACTTGGCGCGATGTGAACACGAATCAGAAATGTTTGCTGATAACCGACTGCTGGCGGATTTCCCGGACAGTCGATATCTGGAACCCTTACAACTTCGCCGCGAGTCAAAACAATCAGGCCGTGTCGTGGTGTGTATGTCGCCAGCTTTGTCGGCCTGACGACATCGACAAACGAATATGCACCAGCACTGCCTGACACTAACGCTTGGAGCCGTGCAAAGATCTCATCTGCGATTCGCGAGACAACTGGAGTTTGAAGCGTCACCGACATATAAGCACCAGCATTCCCTCATCATGTTCCGACAGCAACTGCACAGAACGTTTTGTTGCTGTTTCGCCAATTCGCACAGCTAGCTTGATCATGTCGCCGCCGGTGTTCAGTTCCTCGCTGCTAATGCCTGTTGTGGAACTGTTGGCAACTCGAACCTCGAACTCTGGCACGATTTGCTCATCCGGCCCAAACGTCGAAACCTGATTGCGAGTGACAACGGCCCAAATCGTTCTTGGAGTTGCGGGCGTCCCGAACCGATGCGGATAGTATGTCACCTGCTCCCGGAAGTGACCTTCCTGCAGAAACACGCCAGCCGCATCAGTTACGATCCGTTCCGCTAAGCTCATTACGATCGCCGTGACAGAATTTTGATGTAGTCCATTGTGAACACATCAGCGTTAGTATTTGCAGCCTTTTGCAACTGAATCATTGGCTGCACGCTGCCAGTGTATGCACTCATGTCAAACGTCGTTGATGCCGCGACTCTCACGCCATCGATGTAGAACTTGACGTTTGACTTTCCGCCGCTGAAGTCGATAACGAATTCTTTGTACGTCGTTCCCAGTGCCACACCGGATGATATGTCGTTCTTGTCGGTCGTTCCGTCGTCGGTTTCGCAATAAACCAGCGTCGTGCTGTTTGCGCCTTCCATGCGAAACCATGCACTTTCAGCCATGCTGTCTGCCGTGTCATTTCGGTCAGACGATACGCCAAACACCAGAATAGAACCGCTTGTAAATGTCGCGGCTCCGATCTTTGCCCGCATCTCGACACGAATCAAATCGTCGATATCGAACGCTTTCGCGTCGTTATGATGGAGTCCGAGGATCTGTGCCTGGTTGTCTGCGGTGAGCGTCAGGATCGCAGCCCCGCCGTTGCGGACGTGAGTCGGAGGTGCCGCGCCAGTGACGTCCGTCAACCACGGCGTGCCAATGTTTGCTGATGTAGGAAACGTTACCGACGCTCCGACGAAGTCGTCAACGTACTCCTGAAAATCAATAATGCCTGCCATCGATCTTACCTTTCAAACAACGGTCTTCGCATTCCGCTACGTTGTGGAGTGCTTTCAAAAGTCCGGCCGATTACATGACCGGCCGGACGGTTTCAAACTGCCAGAGCATTAGGCCCCGGCGTGCTTGTACAAGCCGCGGAAGTCAATGGCAGCAACGCCAAACGTTTGACGAACCTTGTACTTGTAAACGTCCTTGTCGAAGTCCCATTCGTTTTCAAGGACTGGAGACTGTTCGCCTTCGAGGAAGGTGATTTCGACTGTGTCGACTTGACTGTTGTTTGCTGCCAAGTACCACGCGGTTGAGCTTGCTGCATCCAACAGCGGTTCAACGATGACCTTCAATGGTCGATCGCCGTTTGGCCCATAGATGTTCTTGGTGTTGCTGTTGCCTGCAGCCGAGCCACCAACGGACGGATCAGCGATAGATCCCAGCAACTGCAGTGCTGTTGCACTGATGGCCGCTGGAACAATCAGGAAGGCAGGCTGAATGTTCAGAATCACGTCTGAACGCAGGCCCTTCTTGGTCATCATGCTGATGTATGCAGTGTTCAGAGTTGTGACACTCGGAGCACCCGCACCAGTTGCAAGGTTTGCATGACCGCCAGCGGTCGTCTGAGCTGTTGCGTTAAACAGCAGGCCAGTGTCAGCCATTGCGGCGTTTGCTGTCAGAACACCGTATACGGCTTGATTCTGCAATCGTCGGCACGCTGCACCCTGCATTGCAGGAATGCGGCTGATTGCGTCGAGGTCATCGTTGACGACGGTTTCCCAAGTCACGGTAAACATGTTGCCGTACTTGTTAACCTTGTAAACTTCCTTGGCATCGCTCATCGCGGCTTCGGGATATTCCTTGCCTTCCGGAACCATTTCCGGAGTACCCATTTCGCTGAATCGAATGCGGTTCAGATTCTTAAAGTCCGCAGTCGTTCCGGCATCACGCGCCCACATTGACCAGGTGTAAGGGGCTTCCTCATAACCAGCCAAAAGAGTTTTGTTGGCAGCATCCAGCAACAGGTTGCTGAAGCTTCCAGTCGTGTGGTACGCATCACGCTGAATTCGGAATCGGTTAGCTGTTCCGGGATGTCCCATTGCAACCAGAGCGATATCCTTGGCGGCCATGCGGCGAACATCGCAGCCGAGACGCTCAGCGTAGAATTCCGCCATTCGGCTCAACTTCATGTTTCGGAAGTCTTCATGTCCGGCGGCTGGACGCTCAATCGTCTGCCGTGAACCTGCAGCCCTCAGAGTTCGCATGATCAACCCATCACGGGCCGCCGCGAACAACTTATCGTCTGCAGATTCAGTAACAGTGACACGCTCGGTTGTTTGACCAACAGGTTTTGTTGCCATTCGTTCGAGAACCTTTGCACGGGCCGTGTTGAGGTCAACGCCGTCGTCACAGAGTGAGTCTGCGAAAGAACGCTCGATCTTGTGAGCAGTGCAGAGGCTCTGGATTTCTTTGCGTCGTTTTGCATCGGCTCGCAACGCGCGGGCGATGGCTTCACCGACATCCTTTTTCGTATCTTCTTCCGTTGGGTCGCCGTCCATATTCTCGACTTTCTTTTCTTCGTCGGGCTTAGGATCGCCCTCCATGTTTTCCACTGGTTCCACCGGTTCAGCCACGGCGGCCGCACCTGTTCCAAGCTTGCCAACGACCCACGCCAGAATCTGGTTTGGATCGGTCATTCCTTCAGGAAGTCCCATTGCTGCCAGTTGAGTCAACAGTGCCTCGTCCATCGTTCTCTTAACCTTTCTTTCGAGGTCTGTGTATGACCTGCGGACAGTAGAAAGCTCGTCCGCGCCGGTGGCACAGATCGATGCGTTGTGTGGCTGCCATCGCGTGTGAATGATGGCTGGACCGTCAATCGTTTGGCCGCGTCGCGTCGTGTACGACTGACCGTGAGGAATAAACAGCGATTCCATTGGCAAGGCAGTGATTGAAAAATCAGTAATGTGCCCTTCGTTCATTCGCTGACAAATTAGCTGTGCGTCTGGATCACTGGCAAAACTTGGAGCACCGTGAAGCTCCCCGTCAATCACTTGGAGCCCGCGAATGCTGCCAAAAATGTTTCTGACTGTGCTGTCGTCGTGGCTGTCAACAATTGGAATCTGTGATTGATTGGCACGAAGAACAACGCCCTCCATCAGCAGAACTTCGTTTATGACGTAACCGCGTTCCTCGTCGTATCGTCTCACTGGTGTTTCAGTGGCAATGACGACATCCGAAACGCCAGAGGCATAGCAGACCGACCGCAGAACCATTTGGCCCGCTGGCTTTTTAATTGCTGGCAATTTGCCTCGTTTACGTGGCATTCTCTGTTTCCGGTTCTTGGCTGAGGTCGGTATCAACAGTTCCGTCCTGAGCGTCTTGAATCAGCATCGTTGCCGTTGCTTCAGTCAGTCCCAACGTTTGCAGCATTACGCGAGCTTTCGTTTCGCTCGACGTGCCTGCAATGAACTCATTCAATACGTCCTCGATCGCCTTTCGATTTCTACCCCACTGAAGCCGCGAAGTGTTGGCCATTTCGCCCGCTGGTTGATTCGCTGTGGTATCGCCGTTTGGGTTTGCAGACGTCGCCGCCATTTGTTGAGCTTCAGCCTGAGACGCTTCGACGTTGGCCATGTCAGCAGTAACGAGCCCGAGCTGTCGTTTCAGCTTTTCTTCTTTGGCGCGCTGGTAGAACACGTTCCGCCAGTTCTTGCCTCGCTGCCCGAGTTCGTCTTGATACGTGCTCTGGAACGATGTCAACGCTGCGTCAGATGCTGATTGCTCGCTCTGAGGATCGACCCACTCCCACGCTGGCGTTTGCCATTCAACGGCGGTGGCCTTGCGTCGGTCTTCGAGAATCTCTGTCATTGACGCGAAGCCATCAACTCCGGCCGTTGCTGCCTGCTCATCGAATCGATCACGGACGGGCTGGCATAGGTGCCCGACAATGTATCGCTGCCATCTGCGGAACCGCCTGCGGTCCTCGAGCATCGATGTGCGGCTGCTGCTGTAGGATGTGCCGCTGTAGTTCCGACTGACGACTTCGTAACTCAGTCCAGTGCCGACTGAGATCCCGCGAAGCATCAGGTTAATCCACGGTTCCGACGCTGAATTCGGACGCCCCGGATTGATTGATTCCACTGATTCGCCAGGCTGCAACCTTACGACCATTGCCGGTTCGAGATATTCGAACTGGTTGCCATTGACGTCTGTCGATTCGCTGTCAGTCGATGGCATCAGGCCCGAGCCTGCGCGACCAGTTGTCGTGATCGCAACACCGAAACATGACGCAACCGCTGAAGCCTGAATCTCATTATCGACGTAAACGCCGAGATCCCGGAGCCATGACATTACCGGAGCAAACCACGACACGCCGCGAGTCTGTCCGATGCGATCAACACGGAACAAATGCAGAATGTCTTTTGCCGGGATACGCTCTGGAAGAACCCGCGTTGCGTATGGCCCGTTTGGATGCTCTGGATAAATCCAGTACGCCAGCGGCTTTCCAAGGTCGTCGAGTTCCACGCCACGGATTATCTTGTTGCCATCCTTGCTGTGGATCTTGTACGTGTCTTTTTCTGTGGCCAGCCGGTCAGCTTCGATCAACTCGATAGCCAAAGGAATCGGCCGATTGATGCCGCGATATGTCTTGTTTGGCGTGTTGACGAGGTGAATCAACACCTCGCCCGCTTCGACCATTTCACGCTGTGCGAGTTGCTGAATCTCAGCAAAGCTCAAGCGTCCGTTGACGTCACAGACTTCGCACCACTCTTCCCAAACCTTGTCGCGGATCTCATTGACATCCTCAATGTCTGTGCCTTCCGGCGTTTCGACTTGAGACTGTGCAGAGATTCCGCAACCGACAACAGAACTGACGATCGTGTCGACAACTCCCCAGGCATATGCGTTATCCCGAACCAAAGCGCGAGACCATGCACGCAAGGCATCGGCACCGAATGGCCCTAGCAACTCTGAATCTGCGGATTGATTCTTCGGCTTCTTGTTGTTCGTGAGCCGGTTAGCTTCCGCCCCTTGATACATTCGCTCGAGGGTTCTGCGTTGCTGCGTTCGCTTAACTGCAGCCGCTGGAGAAAACACGCCGATGATTCGATCCAGAGTGCTTCCGATCATTTGGAAGTCCTCTGCATCTTGGCGAGTCGAAACATTCCGCCGCCTGATTCGCGGTCGACTTCAGCCTGCAGTGATCTCCGCTGAGACAGCAGCGTGTCGAGATCCAGAGCGGTGACAGTACGCGAGCCGATCGAGTACGAGGATGCTCCTCCGGTCAGGAGTGCTTCAATCGCTGCTTCGATTTGTGCGAGTAGGCTTGCAGTTGTTGCCATGCCCCGCATTGTTGAGGCATGGCGATGCGTTTAGCGATAGCGGGCAGGCGTGTTGTTGCTATGGTGTAGCATTGGCTACATGCCCCACATCAGAAACTCAAGAAACTTATCGTTGACCGATTGTGCCGCTTTTTGCCCAACTCGCTCAGCGGCCTTCTTCTCTCTCGCCTTGCATGTTTCGCATTCCCCGACGCGAGCGAAGTTTACGGTCGTCAACAATGAACCGTCTTGCTGTGGCTCTGTTTTGAATCCGCATTCTTTGCATTCGATTCTAACCATCACTCAATTTCCTTCCACGTCGCCCCGCAAAACCCACACTTGCAATACCGCGTCCGGCCCTGCGTACTATACACACGGCTACACGATTTGCCTTTGATCTTCTCATCAAGATCACGCAAACGCTGGCAGTCCGTGCATGGTCGCGGAACGAACGATGTCACCCGTGGCTTAACGGTCACAGGGTCAATCTTCTCTTCGTCCACCTTGAACACTTCGCCATCGATCAGCATTGAGATTCTATCGCTTTCGGAGAGAGTTGACCCATCCACCTGATCGCCTTTTGGGGACTCCATGACGCTGGCCTGCAGGCTTTCCGGCTGGCGGTTTCTGTTGTGCTTGCTCATTTGGGGCTTTCGTTCTTGGAGTAACTGAGGGGCCATCCGGGTTCTCTGTTGTTGGTGAAAGGAGATAGATTCCGCGAGCACTTGCCGCAGCTGCTGCCATGTACGTAGCGTCGAGCCAGTGATTGTTATCGTTAATCACGTTCCAGTATGTCTTTACGCCCTTGCCTTCCTTGAACTCGCTGACAAGCTCCTCAGAGGCAATGTGCTGAGCGTAGGACGTGTGCTTGCGGTCGTTCGGCTGGACGAACAGCGACAACGCCCCACGTCGCAGAAAGTTTTGATCGTCGAAGGTGGGTGTCAGGTATCGCTCATGCACGAACTGTTTCCAGTAGTCGGTGTTGAGTTCGTATAACCACAGCCCCTGTGCTTCCTGATAGGCTGCGTGCAAATGTGCCCCTGGCTTGATCTTGTCGGTTTCTTCTTTCTTGTCGCGGTATTTGCCGATCCCCTTGGAAACGTAGAACGGAGCCCCGTGAACATCTCGGACGAACTGATACGCCGCATCGGTGAACGTTCCCGAGTCGACAAACACGGCATCAACCTTGCGTGATGAACCGGCCGCGTCGACGTATTGCTTCGTCAGCAATTCATCTCGCCAGTTCAGAAGTGCTCGATAAATCATCGGCTCACTGCTCTGGCTGTCCATCCCCTTGTTTGTCCCAGCGACTTCCGCGCGTCCATAGTCGATGACAGTTCCCCCAGCACCCTTCCACCAGGCAATGACAACCCAATGGCACAAATATTTTCCGAGATCGATCGCCGCCGTAATGCACGAAGCGTTCGCAGGAAGTTGGCCCCGATCCAGTCCGCTCAAACGACTTGCCACGGTATGCCATGTCAGCCCGCTCCCCTGTGGCCCGACTTCCGCCGGTGGATCGTTGTCAACTTCCGTTGCTACAGCCTTTTCGCCCCAGTCGGCTACCTTGTTGTAATAGCTCTGGATTGCGGACAGTTCCAGCGGTTCTCCGTCTTCGTGAACCGTCGCATCGAATGATGACGGATTGCTGATAACGCAGTCCCGCTCAATCTCTGCCTTGTTGTCTCGCCAGAACCTGAACGCCACTCGTGCGTCTGGATCGTCTTCCGCCCGCTCAATTCGCAGTCTCAAATACTCCTGCACCATGTCCATGCGGTCAGGGGGAGTGATCATTTTGCGATATCGACGGCCCTTAAATGATGGCTTTTTCGTTGGATCGGTGAACCTGTAGGCGATGCACTTCCTGTTCTGGATTGTGCAGAGAAGAACGCGGGCAACCCTCTTGGCTGACGCTGCGAGGCCCGCGATATCCTTTTCGATAGTTTCTTCGTTCTTCTCAATCAAAGCGTCCGAATCCGCTGCTTGACGGTCTTCGATGTCGTCAATGATGGCAATCGATGGCCGCCGGTCTCTGTAGTTGGTTCCTCGAATGCTTCCGTCAATGCCGATGGATGCAAGGATCTGCCCATTGCTGACCGGTTCAATGAAGTCCGGCCAATCGTCGGGCAGTTGATTCCGGCCGATTGTCGGGTAGATTAGGTGGTCGGCTGCCAGCTCTAAGTTTGACGGCTCTCCGGAAACCGTCTGCATTCGTGCCCGCGATGACCATCCTCCAACGGCC